CAAGGATTATTCCATGCACTCCATGTTCCCACTTCCGCACCAACTGTTCCCCATGTCAACCCAGTTCGTTTAACGAATTGCCCATAATGCGTATACGATTCATTGAAGATAGCCCATGAATTATCTCTATAGTTGTATAAAAGTGTTTGGGATGGATATATTGATTCGCTCTGATTTGAATTGTATGTGTAATATACCCATTCACTAAGAAAATCCCTCTGTCCTGTAAATCTCTCAGCCCCATTATTTAGCAAATTAATCTCAAAGATTTGATCAGGGATATCTAGATCTATTCTTTTAGCTTCTCTTTGAGAAGTGATTATTATTCCTCTTTCTCCTCGAGTCATTGATCCATGACCCATGTTAATCGTTGAAAAAGTACTATTTGTTGAAAGCTCACTGTCAATTAAATAAAATTGAAAAGGAAGAAGGTCATTACCTGTGTAAACTAGACGCATTTGATTAAACGGAGCACCCAAAAGAAGCACGTCTTCATTTTTTATAGAACTGAGAATAGGTTGATCTATTCCAGATACGATGAATCCTCCAAACCCTGGCTGATCTTCCCACCAAGCATTCGGTGCAGCAGTTTGATTATCTGGGACTAAAACGGGACTGTATACAGTAGTAGATAGTGACGGATCTCCGTTAAAGGACGCTGTGTAGTATGGCGTTCCATTCTGTGAGTATATTACAGTATCTTGAAGATAGTATTTATCCCCATTTGCCGCTTGCACAACTGGGCCAATAAAAAGCAGTCGGTCTTTGAAATCTTGAATCAGTCTAGCGCCTACTAAATAATATTGGGCTATAGGTAATTGAGCTATCGAAAAGGCACTTCTGCTTAATGGAGGCATGAAATTTACCCAACCTTGACCATCTACTAAAATCGGGGGATTTGCTCCATTGGTAGGATCTCCATCATACCATCTAATGCAATCTAATGTATTATCTGATCTGTTTGTTAGGTATTGGATTATGCCGAGTGTATAGGTAACCGGAGAAATGATTGTAGTCAATGGGAATGTTATCGTAACTGTTAATAACGCAAAAACACCAGCAACAGCGGTTACATATCCCGTTTGTAAATTTATTGACTGTTTAGATGATTCGCTAGGACCTTCCCACTCATTCAAAAACACGAAATCACCAACTACCAAAGGACAATTTACTATAGTTACAACTATGCTTTGTGGGGTTGGGCGGTTAATGAAAGTAATCGAAGCGGAAGGAGCGTATTGCATTCCAATATTCGTTAATAGCAAAGGAACTTGAACGCCATTGGTTACAAAAAAACCACCCTGATAATTCTGCGACCAAAATTGTTGGTATGTCTGACCATTCCATGTAAAAGGAGTTGCATCTGTTTTGGGAATATACAAATTATAAGGTACAGTTGATATTTTGTAAAAACTTATATCATAAATACGAAAAGGAAAAAATGGAGATATATTATAAGCTCTTTTATTATCAAATGCTAAAGTTCCACTGAACAAAGTAGGAGTTACATTAAAATATTCTAATCCTAAAACAGGTAATCCCGGATAATACACGAAACTTGCAGAAATTAAATGTCCAATAGATCCAGCACTATTAAAGTGAACATCTCCAGTTGCGTAATTTATTGTTCCTGATCCTCCAGCATTACCGACAAGAATTCCATCACCTGCTGGATCAGTAAATATTTGCCCACTATTTGTATCTGTTAATGTTATTGTCGTAGGGATAAAACTTGAAGAAACTTCTAGTCCAAAACCAGTGATTAGATTTATATTTCTATTTCCATCTACTACAGTTGTAGAAACTGAGCTATAACTAGTATTTGAAGTATCAACGAACCTTGATAATCGATTCAATAAAGATGTCCCACGCTTTCGTAATACTCTTCCTCTCCACTGGTAAGCATTTTGCAATACAGGGAATGAATCGTTGTCAATAACGAAAGCTGTTCGGTTTTCTTGAAGCCCTCTATTTATAGGGCCTACGATTATTTGGTTAGGTGTCATATTCCTATTGCCATCCATGAAACGCTGATTGTAGAAACCCCCGTTACAGATCCATTATTTATAATAGATACGCTAAATCCTGTGGTTGTAACTGTTCCATCGATTATACAGGCTATAGGTTGAGGAGTTCCCAAAACAGAATTTCGAGTAGCAGTTAACGTTATTGAATAGGGTGCTAGAGTAAACTCAATTGGAAAGATAACGGCAAAATTTTGTCCAAAACCACCACCAAACGTAATTGAACAAGTACTATACATTAATAACATTCCGCCTGCAAGAAATGTCCATCCTCCACGTTGTGATGTTATTCCCGATGTATTATAGATTGTATTAGTGGCAAATAGATTGAATTGAGTATTATTATTGATAGTTCGTGTTAGCTGATATTCTTTTGCAGATGCGCCAGCAGTATAAAACAGACTGTTCGCACTTTGTGGAGTTGCTGTATACACAGGAACATTTTTCGTATATAAAATACCGCTAGTACTTAATAATCTAGCTGGAATTGCTCCCAAAACAGGCATAGTGACCTGAGCATGTAACCCGCCCAAATTTTGAGCATTCTTGAACCCATAATGATCAACATCTATCCATGCGCTTATAGAATTGGTGTTAGTTTGCATGTTCGGCTGATCAATCGAGGGATCATTTGATGCAAAAGGAATATTCGTAAAGTAATTCAAATTCATGGTATTCCGCCTTGTATTCCATTATTAGTTTGTCCATTTCCACGAGAGCTATAAATAGTCTCTGTTCTGGTTGCTGTCCACTGCCTTTGGCTTCGTTTCCATACGAGTATTTCTTGTTCTCTAAACAAAGGTTCGTAGAAGTTAAATTGTTCTACATCTCCCGTATCAGTCAATATCTTCCGGGCTGCTCCCCTAGCAATATACTCAGACATATAACCAAACGCAATAGATTCAAACGTATTTAAAAATGCTGCTGGAGTAAGGTACGCGTCTACTTCTACTACATATTGCTTATCTGGAACGTTTCTAAGAGTTATGCAATTATTGTAGAACAAGGCTGCTCTAGGAAGTCCGCTTTGAAAGAATGAGCATGTAACATTTATATTATTACCTACAGGAACAGATGAAGGAAACGTGACGTATATTGTTCCTGTAGTATAATTCACAACATTTCTTGTAGAATTATATCCTCCAGGAATTGCTAAATTCCCTTTTGGGGCTTTTCCCGGAATCATTAATAAGCCGCAATTCTTATTGGTGTCTAGAAATTGCCCGGAATCTGTGATGATAATATTTTGATTTGAACTGCTAAGAGTACTGATAAATACTCTTGCTTCTACACTTGTTACAGGAATTCTATCATCAAAAAAAGATACTGTGGGAGGATCTATATTATTCGTTGTTGCAATAATTCCAGCCATATCGATGTGACCCCGAATAATAGCGTTTATTGGTGGATTCGGTGGAGGAACAGAAGGTAGGATTGGCAATTGTATAGTATAAATAGCAGTGCCATTGCCAACAGCTACAGCTTCGTATTGCTGTAAAATATTAGGCCATACACTGAAAAAACTTTTTTTCTCTGTATGAAAAGCTATATTTATCCCGTTGACATAACAATTACCAACGATTCCTTGGTATATCGGATACTGCTCAATCGTTTGTGGATTATTATCAGGGCTTTCAAATTGATCATCATACATCGGCATATTGTACTGATCAACACCTGGAGTCGTCATAAATTGGTATTTCGTTTTCAGATCAAAGAGTTGAATTCGCGCATCAACATCATTGATCCAAAAACGGTTAATATAGTCTATGATTAGGCCGGTAGAAATCGACGTATTACTAGGAGTTTTTATTAAACGCCTAACATAGGTTATAATATCATCTAGAATATACAACTAAACACCTACTATTTCAATCTTTTTAGCATGACATCTTCTGCAAATCCAAATTACATCTAAAGGTTTATTGTAATCTTCATGATGCCCTTCAGTTTTACATTCCTTACCACATTCTTCACAATTCTCTCTTCTGACCAACGTTCCATTTTTAATAGCTGTATGAACTTTTTGATGAGAATTGTGTTTTTCTTTATTCGTCTTCTGCCATCTCTTTACATAACTTCTATACAATTGAGGATTTTTTGTCCTCCATTCTTTTTGTCTTAGATTTTCTTTAATTTTACCAAGCTCATCACTTCTTTTTTCTTTTCTTCGTATGGAAATTGAGATTTTATGTTTATAATAGCATTCTCTATTTTTCTCTAATCGTCTTTCTCTGTCTAACCAGAATGCTTCTCTAGCTTTTTCATTAATTTTTTGTCTATTTTCTTCTCTGTATTTTTCAGCATAAACTTTAAGTTTATTTTTAGATTCATCACTTATTCTTTCATTTATTTCTTTTCTAATTATTTTTAGGCAATCTTTACAATAACTACAAAATCCGTCTTTTTTTTGCTTTTCTTTCGTGTAACTTTCAAAACTCTTTTCCAATTTACATCTGTAACAAATTTTCATTTTGCTATCCTTTTTACCTACACGATAGCAAAACGTTTTATATTTCTCAATGTATTTATTGGATGACATACCTAAAAGTTAGAATTTTGCCCCATAAACACCGTACGTCTAGTGGAAACTGGCATAGCATCCAATCTCTGTATCGTCGTATCTGCTGCCATCGCTCCATAATATTCGCCCATTTGATCACCACCAACGCTAGTTGATTGTTTCATAATCAATCTGTGGTAATAGCATCGTTTAATTTGTTCGGCTAAATATCTAGGCCCCCAAACAGGCTTATTCACAGGTACTTTCCACCATTCAGCAGGCATTCCACCATACGGACGAGTCCAAATATCGATATCCTCGCCTAAGATTTCTCTGTTTTCAGCTATAAATTGAACGTATTCTTTGTCATATTCAAATTGAGTACGATAATCTTCATTGAATTTGTCTTGGCAACTGACTGTACGGTGAGGTTTCAAGTATATCTCTTTCTTTTTGGAAAGCTCTTGCTGTGAAAGTTTAGTCTGCTGCTCTACTTCATGTTTTGGGGCTTGATTCATGCGATCAAGTGTTAGGCTATTCACGTTATCAGCAAAATCTTTAAATTGTCCTTCGACTTTATCGAGTTCTTTTTCTGATTCTGAATTCATGTTTGGTTTTTTCGACATACTATTTACTCTGGTGAAATATTAATGAATGATCCGGGAATAAATGTCCCTTGATCTCTCAATCCTGTTCTATTCGTTACGCCTGTATTCACGTCTCCTATGGCTGCAACTTGAGGGTTTTGTATCGTTGCTACAGCAGAGGAATTATACTGTGTTACATTTCTGGATGAATCTATCGAAACTTCCATGATTGTAGGGCTGTTAAACGATAGGACAAATCCTGTTTTTCCATTTAATTCGATGCTACCAAACTGAGGAGGAATTAACAATCTAATCTCTTGCCCGACAACAAAATTTGTTGCTAATGTCGTTTCAACGAGTGTTGTTACACCTCGAAAAATCCTAGCAATCACAAATACGCTTGGCTGATAATACTCCGCATGAATGGGTACATTTTGATAAACAGGGATTGGATAGCTGATTACTGTACTGCTAGTCATGATACTCCTAAAAGAGCGAGGGCAAATAGCCCTCGCTCATTAATGTTGTTTATGGGCGTGCATAATCGTGAAGATACGCATGCCAATATACAATATCACCTGTCGTGATTAACGTTGCAGATGTATTAGTAACAGCAGTTCCAGCTCCAATCGTAAAGCCCATGCTTGTGTTATTCACAAAAGCACCCTTAATAGCAGGGCCATTAATCGTATCAACACGATTACTGAACGTTGGAAATCTTGGAGGCGGATACAGCTGAGATCCTGCACTAATATCTTGACCGCCTGTATTTACATCGCCTACAGCTACAACCTGAGGGAAGCTTAGTCCCGGAATTGTGTTAGTAGGTGTAATAGGTTGGTTAGGATTAAATGCAGTATATGCAGTGGAATTGATGTTACAAGTAAACGTACGATTACTTGCTACAGAAATTACATATGCATACGCTGGAGATCCAGGAATCAATAGATTAGGAAGCGAATTCAATTGCACTGTACCGTATGGTTGCGGAATACGAAATGCAATCTGTTGTCCCACTTCAAAGTTATGATCCATAGTGGTAGTAACTTGTGTAGTAGCTCCTAGAGAGATCAACGAGATATAATTATCTTGCGGAAGATATAGGAACGGATACAACACTTTCTGTACTGTTGATCCAACAGGTGAACCACTCAGTGCAGTATAATTACTTCCGCTAGCATCCCAACTTACTGTAAAAGTATTAGCAGATCCGACAGTAATGATTGTAAACATCATTCCTGCCATTTGAGCCATACCAGTACTTGCAGATTGATATAATCCTTTCAATAGAACAGTATCACCAACTTTGTAACCGTGGCCTGTAACTGTAAATACTGGAGGATTAGCAGCAGTTGCACTAACAATTTGTTGTGCTGGTCCATACTGTAACAACTGACCTGCTTGAAATACATTGATCGCTTGATGTGTAGCATCATTTGATATTGTATCAAAAGCGGTAAATGTGGTTGATCCACTTGGATATAGCTCAATCATAGTTGGAATAGTTGAAGATGTAGTATCTATCAAATTGCTATCCCACCATGCTCTAGTAACTTTATTAACTGCTGGAGCATTTTTCATGTTAGTATAGTTCCAAATCTCAACAAAATCAGGCATAAAAGGAAGTTTTATTACAGCCGATGTTGCAGCAGCTTCAGTTCCTGTTGCTACGAAAGAGCCTTTAGCTAATCTTGAATATTCAGCCATCTTATACCCCCAATGCGCTAGAGCGAGTTGAAAGAACGTTGCGGATAGCTGTATCTTGAGTCAGAGCTTGAGCTTGAGCAAATTTAACAGCAAGAGTAGCGTTCTGAGCTAACATACCAGAATAATAAGGATCACGATAAATAAGATTCATCGAGAAACCATCTTGATTGATATGCGTAATAGCTTGTTTACCTAAAACGGTGTTGTAGTATACATCAGAAGTCATACCAGCTGAGTTAGTAGCTGCATTACGCGCCACAGGTGCTTCAGAGCTAGTTAAAATTCTAATATTTGCTACTGCGCCATATTCGGATGGCAACGCGCTACTATTATTTGGATAATTCCACTGGTTTTGGAATGAAATGTTACCGCTAGCAGCCATTGCATCAAAGTCTGACTGTAGTTCAGTCGAACTTAACATGAAATAACTCGATCTCACGGGTCCGGTTCCAAAACGTAAATCCCCGTTGATACCTGACATAAATTTGTATGCATTATTAGTATCAAGAGTAGTAGCAACCAAACTAAAATCTGTAACCCCGAGCGGTGTTGGGTTAAAAGAACCTCCTCCCCCTCCGGCGTTTATTTGACTCGCAGCAGAAACGATATAATCGCGCAAAATCAAATCTTCAGCTTGACGCATGGCGACCGCTAAACGCTCTGATACCCACGCTAATACGCCTTCTTGATCTTGCAAAATAACTTGCTCGTTAATGATACATCCTGTACCAAAAAAAGCCATTTGTGCATCGATGATGTCTCTCTGAGGCACCTGTGCTGGTGGATCAATTCCTGAATTCCCCAACTGTACAGTCGGTGGTTGTAGTGCGCGTGGGCGCATAAATCTGCATGTAGTTCCGCCGTTTGCGGGCATAGAAACTTTATCGCACACAGTAATGTAATTCATTGTTGGGGTCGGCACATATCATTTTGTTACTAACACTCAACTATTAGTTAACTGTTAGGATAAGTCATTTCTGCTTATCTCATTCCCTTTCGTTGGAATGTTCGGACTGTCGCTTCTCTTTCGAGTTTCTTCACTCAGTCTCTCAGGCTGTATTTAAACTTGCCCCCTGTCGCCATGCCTTTCGGTTTAGGCTTCCAAGTCAATCAGAAGAAATTTAACGATACCATATTATTTTAGCATCGCCGGAGCTAGGCTCTGGAGAATCATTGGGCCCAACCCAGAAGTGGTTGTAATACTCACGATCTTATTTCCTTGTGGTGGTTACAAGAATGTGATACAATGATTGGTAGACGAGCCTAACTTACGTCCGTTCTCAATATACCTTCAGGGTGTGCGAAGTCCTATTACGCGATAGATTTAACGCATTCCTGCGAAACTTCATTTTAACAAAGGAAACATTATATGCAACAATTAATTGGACTAAGATTTGGGCAATGGATTGTACTTGAATTCTTAGGAAAGTTTGTGCGAGTAAACAAATTCAAAGTCAAATGTGATTGTGGGAATGAATCAATTTCAGATTACATAGCTTTAACAAGGGGTAAAAGTACTAAATGCCGATCATGCGCTCGAAAAATATCAACTAAAGGAGAGAAAAATGCAGCACATAAGCATGGATATTCTTCTGTAAATCATCCAAATTTTAAAGTGTATACGGCTTGGTGTATGATAAAAAGTCGATGCACCAGAGAAAAAGATAAGAATTACTCAAATTATGGAGGTAGAGGAATTGTGATGTGTGAACGATGGAAAGAATCGTTCGAAAATTTCTTAGAAGATATGGGTCATCCAAAACCTCATGAAAGTATAGATCGAATAGATGTTAATGGAAACTATTGCCCAGAGAATTGCAGATGGACAGATCAAGAAACCCAAAGCAATAACAAGAGGGAGAATATTTATTATGAATATGAAGGATTAAAACTTTCTGAAACTCAATGGGCTAGAAAACTAGGGATTTCTAGAAATAAAGTAATGTGGTGGGCTCGCAAAAATGGTATTGAATGGGTTATTAAAAATACTGAATTACTCATCCAAACAAAAGTTGGAATGAGTGATCATGAATACTTGTCATTAGGTTTAGAATTGCCATCTAAAAAATATAGACTATCTTGATCCACTCATCCAAACGCTCTTCCCCTCTTCCCTCTCCTGCCTAGATAACCGGATATTTCTGCTTTCGCACTGGCAGAAATATCCTTCATTATGATCATAGTCGCAATCTCGATTGCAGCTCTTTCATCTTATCATATGCTTGCTTCTGTCCGTCCGGTGAATAATTACCTACTGATTGATACGGAGCAGCCCCGACGGATGTAGGTTGATAGTATGGGCTACGTCTAGCAGCATCGACTTTTTCTTGTATCGATGTTTCTTTAACGGGATCTTTATGTAAGCCGAGTTCTTTAATCGTTTGATACACTAGCTTTTGTCTGTCAAATCCAGCGGGCATACGCAATATATTCTCTGCTAGTTTAGGCGATCTCTCTGCGAATTTGTCAGCTAGTTCTAAAACATGATAGAAATCGGGGTTATTATCTAAGAACATTTCTTGCTTTAACTCTTCTTTAGCCTGTACTTTAGCTTGCTGCATGGCTTTTTCGATTTGGGATTGATTCGATTGACCGAACTTAGCAAGCTTTTTCTCTAGTCTCTTGTGATCAACGTAAGGCTCTGGGTCGTCTTCTTCTACTTCTTGCACTTGATTCTGATGTTGAGACATCTCATTCAATCTCTTTTCCATGTCTTCACGTCTAGCACGTTCAGCACCTAGCTCTTGCTGATACTTGGCTTCCAGCTTTCTGAAATTTAGCTCTTTATCACTGACTTGATTTGTTTGTGGTTGAACATTTTCTGTGTTATCTGTCATATATATCCTTTGAGACTGTTTTAAATGAACTAGAGGGCCGCTATGATACGTATTGATCGACTAGAAACTCATGATAGACTACAACATTTTACTAGTCAAAATTTTTCCATCTCTGAATGCTGTCAAGATCTAATTAATCAAAAACCATTTGGGAACTATCCTTTCTACATCTTTGCTCATGCTCGCACCGATGAGAATATATCAGTAAAAAGGTTGATATGGCAGCCTAGATTGAGTAGACCAAAACCACAAACAAATAGCATGCTGTTCAAGGCATACCCCGGAACAGATATAGTTAAAATCATATGGATGATTCCAGCAAGAGAGACATGGAATTCATTTAAGAAAGATCAACTTACCGCCAATCCCGATATTCTAGATAGTATAAATGCCTTTGAACACAATAGAACATTGTTAGAACGTCCGGAAGATGATGACTTATCAGATGCAGAAATTGATTCTATCTATAGCCAGCTTGCAATAGAAGCAAAGCGTAAAAAGCGAATGGATTCGATTTGGATGCCCCCCCCAATAGCTTAAGCTAAAGAGCGTGGAGGTTTACTCAGTTTCTTTGTTGGAACTGAATTCATCCCTAATGAATCTTCACGCATCTTGCCGACCTTAGCTTTTATACCAGTGCCGTAATAGTCTCCCATAGCTCGACCTGATTGATTAGGTTTAGCTGTGTGTGCGTTCCTAGCCTTCATTTCTCTAGCTCAATCACTAAGTTTTTTACTGGAATGTAATCATCTGTCATTCCCATTCCCTTTCCTACTGGAACTGCACCTTTATTCGAATGCGTCTTTGTGCCTACTGGCTGTCTATATCCAACGCCATGATGCGCACCAGCATTAACGAAACAAGATGAACGTTGGTCATAATCAGGACAAGTAAAATCCCAAGGTGATTTACTTGGGGTCTTGGGGAGATCTGGAATTGTGTCTTTAAAGTTCTTTTTCATGTAACAGCCCTTGTTAATTTAAAATTAACTAACTAAATATCAATAACTTGATATATAGCACGATGTAATACGTCTTGTGTTTTTATGTCTAGGGAAAACACAAGCAAAACCTAGATCCCTTTCCTGACAGCTAATCAGGGGCAATCTCTTTCAGGTAGCGACAACCCGGCATTTCTGTGTTGGATGCCATCCGCCGCGATTTATTTTACATGTTATGCTTTTCACATGTTAGCGTATAAGAGCTAATGACACGTGGTTGAATCGAACGAACCGACCCCCCGATTATACATCAGGACTCTCCCACTGAGCTAACGCGTCTAAAAACTAATTACGTGTGCCAGGTTTCATAGGATGCCCATGAACCTTTTTCTTTGCATTTTCTTGCATTGATTTAATAGTTTCTGTTGTATCTTCGTAATGAGATAATCCGCCAAAACCCTCAGCACTAGATTCATCTTTGATCTTATGTCCACCGTCAGGAAATACAGAGCCTTTTGAGCGTCCGCCAATCCAGTTACTGTGATCATCAATTCTTTTACCGCTCATAATATCTCCTGTAGCCCTTGAAGGCTGTTAATTTAATCCAATCTCTTTATAACATTATTCTATTTACATAGCAATTCCTTGACCTTGACCTTGACCTTGACCTTGACCTTGACCTTCGGGAGGCTGTTGCTGTTGTTGGCCTTGCATTCCACTACCCATTATCTCGGCTAAGAACTTATTAGCTCCAGTACGTTTTTCTACGTCATTCTTCTCAAGCTCTTCATCAATCATCTGTTGATAGTTGATATGATCTAGTTCATTTTGTTTGAGTCTGACTTCTACTTCACCGAATTTAGCCATGTTTTCTAACATCAATGCTAGAGCACTTTGTTTCTCTTTCAGTGACATTGCTCTATTGCGTTCAATCATGGATAGACGCTCTTCATATAAGCCTAGATTACTTTCAGATCTAGAATGATCTTCTCTTGCTTTAGCAATATTAGCGGCTGCTTTGCTATAGAGTTCGCGCAATTTAGCTTCTTCAAATGAATGTTTGATATTGGTTTCTTCGCTTTGAACAGCTTGCATTTGTTGCTCTTGCTGTTCGAGCCAAGGAATAAGCTCGCCTTTTCCTGTAATATTGAGCTTAGGAATGATCTTAGATGGTGGGAACACTTCTCTTCCGAATCTTTCATTGATTTCCATCATCTGCTGAGCTTGTAGATTCTGCTGTGTCGGTGTTAGATCTGATTCTTCTACCATCGTATTAAACTTACTGAACATACGGCTAAAAAACAAAGGTGAAGGCTCCTCCCCTATCATTAAGCCTACTTTCTCAGCATTCCAATTATTTAGGGCTACATGAAGCAGCTTATCACCGACAAGCTTCAATGAATAATCCCACTGATCAAAGTACTTTTGAAATACCATTAGATTAGCAGCCATCTTCATGAGTTGGGTCAACGTAGAGATCTGTTTATCGTTCTGGCCTGCCCAGTTCTCTATATTGATACCTGCTGTCTTCCAAATCAAGTCATCCATTTGTTGGGCTAATTCTAAATCAGACTGAGGAACTGCCGACGGAATCAGCTTCTCGCAATCTGTCATCTCATAGCCTTCATTAATGATAACGTCCCACCCCTGACCTGACTTCTTCAGGTTATCCTCATTAGCTACAGCCCCGACTTTCCGTTTCCAGCCTGCATTAATAGTAGCAGAAACAATGTCATTATTAGTAATAACCTTGTGGTTGAATAGAAATTGAGGATCTCTCATTGTTCGAATGAGGCTACGCACGCGAAGATCGAAGTAATTAATGTGTGGTTCATAGTTCCAAAACACTGGTATCATCGGCGCGCCAATATCGCCAATTGGGTTTTCGCCGTTGAACATTAGCTGTTCATTCAATACGACTGCTAGCTTCCAACAAGGCATTTCAACTGTTACTTCCTCAAGATCCGGCACCGCTTGAAGAATTTGTTGCATTTGAGGATCTCCACCTGCAAAGTCAAAGAACTGTTTGCGCTTATCACTGTATAGTCGTTTTTTCTTTGTTTTAGATTTGTACCAGACATATGACAAAACCATGAGGTCATTTCTAGCCATATTATAATTTTCTGGTAAGAAATAAAAAGAACCGTAACGTTGGGGAGTGCCTGCCATTGGGGCAATATTTTCAAGTTTACCCGGAAACCGAGATTCAGCTTCTTTTTTGCTAATGTATTCTTGACACCAGATGAATTGAGCATCTGACATGTCAGGTTCGCGAAAGTATGGGTCGACAAGAAATGCATTATATTCCCAGATCTTTAATTTAAGCTGTCCTTGAGCACTGTCATCTCCATTGTAATCCAAGTATGGTTGTAACATAACCATCCCTGAAACCGCGGCAAGCTCACATGCTTTGCTAAACTGCTCATGAATAGCTCCTCGGTTAGCTACAGATGTAATTAACTTAGTGTATTGATCAGTAGTCTGTGCGTCTCCGCCATCTATATTTTGATACATGATGGATTTTCTATGCTGACGTTGATAGCCTGTAATCATATTGACAGGTTGCTGGCATAGATTAAAGTAATACTGCTGATATGATGTTGTGGGAGAGAAGTTGAAGTATCTATTGACGAATGTCTGTGAGCCGGCATAAAAAAGAGTATCTATATTGGCCTGGTTCCATCTTGCTTGTTCGACAGGTTGGAACTTAGCGTAAAGTCCGTCTAACCAACCCCTAACATTACCTTGATTGGGTTCTATATCGTTCTGCCATGGGGGTGCGGTAAAGCTCAAAGTGACCTCTTTATTATGAAATTAGTTCTTGATTACTTTATAACCGTGTGCATGTAAAAACTCAATAGCCGATTGGTCATTTATTTTTCAGTAACTCGATAAACATTTCATATAATTTATCGATTCTTGCACTTTGAACTTGCATGTCTCCACGGATTTCTCTTATATCATTGTGGATATAGAAAAGTCCTCCGAGTAATGTAGCCACGATTGTAAAGACTTGTAACCATTCCATCATATCACCTATATGTTATTGTTCAGATACCGTGTATCCATGTTTTTCTAAATATTTGATAGCCGATTCAATTTGAGCAGCTAAATCGTTTCCTTGAAATGTTTTATCGAACTTTGCAATTTTAGATTTGAGTTCTTTCATAGGATCAATAGTAAATTCGTGTTCTCTTGCTGACATTAGTCGGTCCTTTTTTGTGCGCATGATCTTGAACAATATATATGCTTAGCATATTTATTAGAGGAGAATTCTTGCAGACATGAAGGACAGTCTTTTATCACATCATCAAGGCCCGAATCTCTTCTAAACTTAGACTTGCATGCATTTGAACAAAACTTTGTTTTAGATCTTTTTGTTGTTTCGTATTCTTTAGTGCATACTTCGCATTTAAATGTTTTTGCTTCCCACTTTCCAAAGTTATTTTTCAATGCATGATATTTATGCCATGCTATACCTTCTTCGCTAGCATGCCATTCTTTTGTTAGATGTCGTATTCCATCCATTCTCGAAGATGCCCAAGCTCTCTTTTCTTCGGTCATATGCAAGCGAAGATGCTCCGCTTGTGCCATCAATTCAAGATTGTCAATGCAGTTATCTGACTTATTTCCATTTTTATGATGGATATGACAGCCTTTAGGTATCGCTCCATGATGTTGCATCCAAACCCATCGATGGGCTCTTATTTTAGGACATGCTGTTGAAATCCAGTATCCTGTTTTTTTATCTAGATAAAATGTTTTATCGTAATGCGTTTGTTTTTCGTTCATATATCTAAGCATATCAAGGCTAGCAGATAAAGTCAATTACCTTCTGTAATGATCGTATTTATTTTTCCTCCACTCATCCGCCCTCTCAACATCTTTATATGGTTGGTAAACTTGAACCTTATGCGTTGCCATAGCGTAGCGAGTTGCGTCGAGACAATGATCATTTTTCTTCATTGGTTCATCATCCCCTTTCTCCGCCGCCTTTTTATCCCATACATATGATTCCATCTCTCTAATCAAGTTGTTGCATGTATTTAGTATGAATAGATTGCCCTTTTGCATCTCAGTACCAAGTATTTGAATGCCGTCGAGAACTTCATTGTTTGCATCCATCGTTATTAGTCCAGCTCTACGCATTTCTAGTTTGAATGACGCAGCACTTGGATCAATGTAGATATTTCTAACGTTGTAGTCTTGCAGGAATTCAACCATATCGTATGCAAATTCGCTGTTAGTTTTTCCTCGTTGCTTAACTTGAGGATCCCAGAAATATTCTTTTTCAACCCACATTTTCTTGCCTGTTTGTGTGTACTGGCCTGTTGAAACTCCAATGAGCACACACGCAAATGGATTCGAAGCGCCGTAATCAATACTTGCAATGTAGTATTCTGCTGCGCAAGGTGGTTTTCGTAGAACGTGGATATTTCTATCAAAGAAGTCAAAGATTGCACCCTCCGCAAGACACCAAAGACCGAGATAATTTCTTTTATAGAACACTCCAGAAAGAGAGTTTTTAATTCTATCTTTGTAGTCTTGAGGTACATATGGATTGTCATCCAGTGTAAAGTGCAGTTGATAATAATTAGGATTACCTTCTTGAGCCTTGTCAATCCATCCTTTAACTTTGTGAGTAGGATAAGAGGGATTCATTGTAGCATGAGCTTTACTGTGAACACAGCTTAAACGGGTATCTATCATATCAATAATGGACGGAGGATATAAAGTAATTTCATCGCAGTAAGTTAAAGAATGAGTATCCCCTTGAAAATTCCCGATCGCCCCCTCATCTTTAGCACCTAAGATCGTGATAATCTTCTCTCTAAAATAAAGCTTCTTTCCTGACCATACACAAAAAGGCCTGAATATCGCCAGTTCATCTGATTCCATTATCAAACGAACTACGTTTCTATATGCTGTATCGAATGTATGGCCTACAATGTATATTTTGCTATCGGGACATTGGACAGCATCAAGCATAAACTTAAATACAGTTCCTACGGTTTTACCACACCGAACTGATCCGTGTGCTAAATTCCAACGAGAATTTGCTTCTTTTACGTATTGTAGTTGTTTTTGGGATAGTGCATCAGGCATATTTTAAGTATAAGACAGGAGTAAATTTTATGAAAGAACAAGATAAAATACGAGCATATGTTTGTAGCTCGAATGAATCAATCGAAAAACTTAAGCTATCATGCGATACTCTTGTTATTAATATCGATTCCTGTCTAGACAGTGATGTAAAAATAGTAGAAATTAGAGTGTACGGGAAAGTGCATAGATATTCTACTAAGCAAGTGTCTCAATTTTTGGATTACATAACAGAAGGATTTTTTGAATGAGAAACAGAGCTAAATGCAAATCATGTGAATCCATCATTGAAAGCATACACGAGCGTGATGAAGTTGGGTGTGCCTGCGGAAAGATAAGTGTAAGCGGGGGTGATAAAATGGGATGTGCTGCAACTGATTGGAGCATATTCCTACGCGTTGATGACGAAGGAAATACGTTAGTTCCTCAAATACAAGACGCCAAATCTATTACTCGCGATGATCTTCTAGCAGCACTTGACGACATGATTCATCGCATTGAAGAGATGCCTCAGCAAGCGATGATCATATCAATCAACCATTATGACTTCGTATCTTTATTGATTTTGCTGTCATCGATATTTAAATCAGAAATACCTTTAGTTGATATGTCAGGTGTTTTAACGCCCGAAAACAAGCTAGCTAAATGAAGAACTGATTCATCGAATTTCTCTGCTAGTTTTCTGCTAGCAGGGTCCTCATCACGTCCTTGACCACAATTTTCACGGCCAAGCAGTTTAAGCATCTCTACGTTGCCTTCCATAGCCTTTATATATTGTCTTAACAATATATTTGCAGGCAAACAGGCCGTCATTCCACTGGTGTATTCAGTGAAAGTCATATTATATTCATCTCTGAATCTCTCATAAAAAGTATCTGGATGAATTCTTAAGCATTTAGCAATTGTCGCTCCTGAAGTCCCAACTTCAATTCTTCTTTCAACTTCTTTCCAATTAATTTCTTTAAAATTACCGTGAACTTTAACGTTTCCATGTGGCTTGCCAGATGGAGGATCACCGGGATACCTTCTAGCTTTTTCATTAACTTTACTTAATCGTTTTCCCATTTATGTCCTCACTATGCGCTATATATATCGCGTTGTTGTTTTTTTTGAAAAGCCTAAGAAATATGATGAAAGAAAATTCCCTAAAAACCTAATATGAAATAGCGTGCATTTTGTTATTTGACAGATTCCTTTTTTTTTGATTTATGGAAATCGATTTTGTCATGTTTATCTCGTTGAAAAGCCCTCGTTCGCATTGCGAGGGCTTTGTCTTTATTGTATCGTGATACGCCATTCGGATGATGAAGGCTTTCTATGTTTCTCGATATCCACGCCGACACGCTCTTGTAATATCTTCAATAATTTACCATATTCCAACACGCCTTTTCTTTCGACTTGCTGTAGTGTCAATCCATTGCCTCGACTGTTCTTTGACATAGAGTAATATATTAGCTGATTTTTTAAAGATTTTTCTCTTTCTTGTAGAGACACAATCTCTTTACGTACTTTCTTATATTCTTCTGATGCGTTAAACCACATGGGGTCATTTCTGTCGATGAAATCATCTTCTTCAAGTTCCGGAGGTTTTCCATCCAATACAGACTGATAAAACTCATAGCATTTCTCTAACATATCATCAATGTAGTCTTGATTTCTTTCTACAATTATCGACTCTGTGGTTTCTCCGTCTTCAGAGCTTTCATAGTATATGAAATCTAGCCCTGTGACATGAATAGAAAACTGAAGCTGCGGATAGTACTTGTCAGGAACTTGTCCCATCATTGCTAGACCGTGATCTTTCTTTCCGGGGCATTTAATCTCAGCTATTATATTTCCATCACTGCTCATAGCATCTAATGAAGCTAGACACCAACCCCTTACGACTGTAACTTTTTGTAATGCAACACCGTATCTATGCTCTAGTTGATCCCTTATTCCATCTTCTAGATCTAGACCTCGCTTCATGTAAGGATGTTGCTTTCGTGGAGTTCCAACTCCGATCTTTTCATCGTACAGTTGTTTTTTTGTTTTCCATGGGTCAACGCCCATCAAAACTCTTGCATCTGTCGCTGTGATCTTAGTGCGTCTTAGAGCTAACCATTCCTCGGAGCCTTGAAACGGCTCCGGGATGATTCTAAATTCATTACTTGCCAAATTTTGCATTTTCTATCTTCTTTTC